AAAGCACCAGAAAGCTCATGGTCACACAAAGGCTCACATGGAATATATGAAACGCAAGATGAGAGAAGGGGTTTCATTTACTGAGGCACACAATATGGCTATGAAGAGGAAAGGCAAATGAGTGATCCTAGACTCAAAAGATTTGGATTAGCTGGTTTTAACAAACCAAAAAGAACCCCATCACATCCAACAAAAAGTCACGTTGTTTTGGCAAAAGAAGGCGATAAGGTTAAGCTCATCAGGTTTGGTATGCAGGGAGCAAAGAATAAACCGCCAAGAAAAGGCGAATCAGATGCAGATAAAGCAAAACGCAAGAGTTTTAAGGCTAGACACGCTAAAAATATTGCCAAAGGTAAAATGTCTGCGGCATTTTGGGCGAACAGAGAGAAGTGGAGCTAATATTGTGAATAATTGTAAATTTTTTATTTATGGCAGACGAAGTAATCAAGCCTGACAACTCAGCGGAAATAGCTGCATTAAAGGCAGAAGTTGAAAGACTAAGAAAATCTAATAGTGAAATATTAGATGATTACAAGAAAGCTAAGGAAGCTGCAAAGGCTGTTCCTCAAGATGTAGATGTAAATGCTTTGATTGCCTTTAAACAGAAAAAAGAACAAGAGGAGCTAGAGGCAAAGGGTAGATATGAAGAGGCTACAGAAAAGTTAGCAGCACAGTATAGGCAAGCAGAAGAGCAGCAAAAACAAAGGATACAGGAGCTAGAAAATAGACAAAGACAATTAGAAGTCGAAGCTCCAGCAGTAACAGCACTTGCTGATGTTGTACACGACCCTCAATATGTATTAAGCCGTATAAGCAAGGAACAGCTTGCTAGGGAAGCAGACGGCACAGTTGTTGTTGTTGATGGCTATAACAGAACACCTGTCAAAGAGTGGGCAATGTCCAAAATGCCTCAATGGGTACAAAAGAATCCAAGACCTCAAGGCGGTGGAGCTACGACAACAAAGGTACAGACTGAGTTTGTTACAACAGAAAAAAACCCATTTGCCAAAGAATCTTTTAATTTAACTGAGCAAGCTAGATTATATAGAACAGACATTAATAAATATAATATGCTCAAAAACGCAGTTACAGGTTAGTATATAGACAACGTGGTTGTGCCATGTCAGAGGTTGTGCCTCGAACTGAACATATCTTTTACTTTTTAATTAAATCCAATGGCTACATTGAGGTCGGATTTGATCATACCAGAAGTGTTCACCCCCTACTTAGTTGAGGCCACTACACAGACGGACTCATTCTTACAAAGTGGGGTTGTACAACCTTTGGCTGAATTAAATCTTTCAGCAGAAAGAGGTGGTGACTTTGTAAAAATCCCATCATATTCTGCAAACTTATCAGGTGATTTTGAGGTTCTTACAGACTCAACATCATTAACTCCAGCAAAGATAACAACAGGCGATCAGATTGCCGCAGTCTTACACAGAGGTCGAGCATTTTCTGCAAGGGATTTAGCTAGTCTTGCTGTTGGTAGCAGTATTGATCCAATGGCTGCTATTGCTCAAAAAATGGCTGCTTATGTTAACAACCAGAAACAGAAGGATCTATATTCTTGCTTGACTGGTGCTTTTGGTTCTCTTAATGCAAACTCAAGCAGTTCAGCATTGTTTGATCTTTGTATTGATTCTGAATCAGGTGATACGCCTACAGCATTAAGTCCTAGACACGTTGCAAAGGCTCAGTCATTACTTGGCGATCAAGGCGGCAAGCTTACAACGATTGCAATGCATAGCCGTTGCTACTACGATCTTGTTGAAAGAAGAGCAGTTGATTTTGTTGCAGCCGCAGACATCAATGGTGGTGGTGCTACAGCATCAGGTGGTTCTATCCAGAACGCATTTGGTAGTCCAACAGTCCCAACATTTATGGGTCTAAGAGTTATCGTTTCTGACGATATTCCAACAACAGGCTCTGGATCTTCAACGGAATACAGCGTGTTCATGTTCCAAAACGGAGCAGTTGTTACAGGCGAACAGGCTCCAATAAGAACACAGACAGATAGAGACATTCTTGCTCTTGAGGAAGCAATGGCAGTGGATCTCCACTACATCTATCACCCTGTAGGACTTAAGTATGCTGTTTCAACAGTTAATCCAAACAGAACAGTTTTGGAAACAGTTGGTTCATGGTCGAGAACTTACGAATTAAAAAATATCGGTATCGTAAGAGCTACCGTTGTTTCAAATAACGACTAGAGGTAATCAATCATGCCATCTTTATTTGATGTAACTGCTG